GCGGGAAAAGATAGTGCTGAAGAAAAAACAAATATAGAAAAGTATAAAAAAGAATACGCTGACTATTGGAAAGATATTATAGGTATGGATGGTGATTTTGACTTGAAAGAAGAAAAAGAAGAAGCGTAGTAGAAACAATTAAATTTTAACAAGTGTCAAAGACATTACTTGTCGATGGAAATAATTTATTGAAAATTGGATTTCATGGTGTTAGAGATTTCTATCATAATGGAAAACATGTTGGTGGAGTTTGGCACTTTCTAAACACTCTTCGCAAATTCCTTGAAGAACACAACTACAATAAAGTTCTAGTTCTTTGGGACTCTAAAACTTCCTCTGCTCAGAGAAGGTTGATATATCCCAAGTACAAATTAAATCGTAAACCTTCAGAAACTGAATCAAAAGAAGAATCTTTTTTAGAACAAAAACAAAGGGTTAAACAATACCTCGAGGAGATGTTTGTAAGACAACTGGAGACAGAACATGCAGAAGCTGATGACTTAATTGCTCACTACTGCAAAGTCTCGTTAGACGAAGAAAAAACAATCTTTTCTAGTGATAGAGATTTGACTCAACTGATTGGAGAAAAAGTTTCGATTTATTCACCATCCACAAAACAATATTATAAGTTGGGAAATAAAATAAAACTTCACGATATTGAAGTTCCCCACTATAATGTTAAAACAATTAAAATACTCACAGGAGATAGTTCCGACAATATTGATGGTATATTTTATCTTGGTGAGAAAACTTTGATTAAAATGTTTCCTGAGTTACTTGAACAACATGTTGAATTAGCATATATTTTACAAAAAAGTGAAAAACTTTTAAAAGAAGAAAAAGGAAACGTTGCTCTTCAGAACCTACTCAGTGGGAAAACAAAAGAGGGTATTTTTGGAGATGAGTTTTTTGTAATTAACGAAAAACTTGTTAACTTGGATAACCCCCTTTTGAATGAAGAGGAAAAAGAATTAGTCAGACTATATTACTCAGAGTCGATGGATCCCGACGGAAGAGGACATAGGAATCTAATTCGAATGATGATGGAGGACGGGTTTTTTAAATACTTACCGAATGGTGACGACGCTTGGGTGAGTTTTTTAAAACCATTTCTCAAATTGACAAGAAAAGAAAAACAAAAATTTAGAAACAACAAAATTAAAACAAACAAATGAAAGACCAAGATATAACAAAAGTAGAATTTTTGTTAATGTGTAATGACAACATTGTAGTTCAACGATTTTTTAATGTTAGAGGATTTAATAAGAACGCTCATAAATCGGTAGAGTTTTATGAACACATTACAAGTTTATGTAATGAACTTAAGTATGATTTAAAAATGAGATCGGTAAGTTATATGTTAGATAATCAATATGAAATTTTCGAGAATTCGGATATGTTAAACACATCAATAACTGAAGGTCCTGAAAATTTTAACTTAATAATTAAACTTGGTGACATGACAATTTGTCAGCGTGAGTTTGATGCTAAAGTTTATCCTCCAAAGGTCAGATATACCGTAGACCTACGCCCAAAGTTGAAAAACATACTTGCGTCCCTTACTGACATTTTTTCAGGTAAAAAATATAATTATTTTTATCCTGAATTTATTAAAAACTAAGACTATTTATTTTTACCAAAAGGGAAAAAAACATATGGCGACAAGTAAAAATTTTGAGTATTTAGGAAACACTTTTCAATTACAACTATTAAATCAAATTATTGTAGATAAAGACTTCTCACACTCCATTCTTGATGTTATTGAAAACAGTTATTTCGAAAACAAGTACTTCAAAATATTAATTCAAATGGTAAAAGAGTATTATCTAAAATACGATCACACACCTTCTTTCGAAACACTTGAACAAATTACCAAATCTGAACTACAACAGGCAACGGCATCGAAGATTGTCTTAGACACAATTAAAAAAATTAAAGATGCACCTATTGATGGAGTAGGTTTTGTTCAAGAAAAAGCCTTGAAATTTTGTAAACAACAAGAACTTCAAAAGGTTATGGGAAAAGCACAGAAGATTATTGATGGGGGTGAGTTTGAAAACTATGACACCCTCGAAGAAATGGTAAAAACGGCCCTACAGGTCGGAGCAAAAGATACGTCAATGTTAGACGTATTCTCAAACCTTGATCAAGTTCTCGAAGATGATTACAGACATCCTATACCTATGGGTATACCTGGTATCGACAGACTATTAAAGGGTGGTTTGGCTAAAGGTGAAATTGGAGTTATTTTAGCACCAACTGGTGTTGGAAAATCTACGGTACTAACCAAAATCTCAAACCACGCATTTAATCTCGGTTTCAATGTTTTACAGATTTTTTTCGAAGACAACCCAAAAGTAATCCAAAGAAAACACTTCACATTATGGACAAAGATTCATCCTGACGATTTATCAGAAAAAAAAGAAGATGTTATGAATATGGTTGCAGAAATCCACGACAAGATGCCGAACAAACTTATTTTGAAAAAACTCCCATCTGATACACTCACGATGTTACAAATTAAAAATCAAATTAGAAAAATGGTTTCCGATGGAATCAAAATTGATATGGTTGTTTTAGACTATATTGATTGTATTGTTCCTGACAAAAACTTAGGTGATGAGTGGAAAAGTGAAGGATCTGTCATGAGAGCATTCGAGGCTATGTGTCACGAAATGAACTTAGTTGGATGGACCGCAACCCAAGGAAACAGGTCATCAATATCTTCAGAAGTCGTGACGACAGACCAAATGGGTGGATCAATAAAAAAGGCACAAGTCGGACACGTTATTATCTCGGTGGCTAAAACATTGCAACAAAAAGAATTAAAGTTGGCAACCATCGCAATAACAAAGTCTCGAATAGGTGATGATGGGATAGTGTTTGAAAATTGTAAATTCGATAATGCTATGATTGAAATTGATACTGAAAGCTCTATGACTTTCTTAGGGTTAGAAGAACAAAAAGAGGAAAGACAAAGACAAAGAGTTAGAGAGTTACTTGATAAAAGAAAACAAAAAGACTCTCAAAATCAAACAAATAATTAATTAAAAAAAGTTAAAATGGATATTTCGCAAAGAATATTAAGTGATATCACGGTGTATATGAAATACGCAAAGTTTCTTCCTGAAAAAAACAGAAGAGAAACGTGGGAAGAATTGGTGACAAGAAACAAAGAAATGCATCAAAAAAAATACCCACAAATCAAAGATGAAATTGAAAAAGTTTATAAAATGGTATATGATAAAAAAATCTTACCTTCAATGAGATCTTTACAATTTGGTGGAAAACCAATCGAAATTTCACCCAACAGAGTTTATAACTGTGCATACATGCCAATAGACCACCCTGATGCATTTTCAGAAACAATGTTTTTACTTTTAGGTGGTACTGGTGTTGGATTCTCAGTTCAAAAACATCACGTAGAAAAACTACCTGAAATTAAAAAACCAAATCCAAGTAGAACAAGAAGATATTTAATTGGGGATAGTATCGAAGGATGGGCAGACGCAATTAAGGTTCTTATCGAATCTTATTTAGGTGTTAAATCATCAACACCAATTTTTGACTTTTCAGATATTCGTCAGAAAGGTGCATTATTGGTTACTTCAGGTGGAAAAGCACCTGGACCCCAACCATTAAAAGATTGTATTCATAACATTACCAAAGTATTTGAAAACAAAGTTGACGGTGAAAAACTTTCACCTATTGAAACCCACGATATCGTTTGTCATATTGCAGATGCGGTACTAGCAGGTGGTATTCGTAGAGCGGCTTTGATTTCATTATTTTCCGCTGATGATGATGAGATGATTTCTTGTAAAACAGGAAATTGGTGGGAATCAAATCCACAAAGAGGTAGAGCAAACAACTCGGCAGTTCTTCTTCGTCACAAAGTAACCAAAGAATACTTCATGGATCTTTGGAAACGAATTGAGTTGTCAGGAGCAGGAGAACCTGGAATTTACTTATCGAACGACAAAGATTGGGGAACTAATCCATCGTTAAGAGCCGGTACAAAAGTACTAACAACAGATGGTATTTTTCCAATCGAAGAACTTGAAGGTAAAAACTTCAAAGTTAAAAATTTGAATGGTGTTATTTCCGATGCTCGTTGTTGGTTATCAGGCCAAAATAAACAATTATGGAAATTAAAATTAGAGGACGGTACTGAATATTACGCCACACCAGAACACGAATGGCCGGTTTGGGATGGTGAAAAGTATGTCAAAGTTAAAACACCAGAATTAACAAATGGTGATAGATTACCAATTTTAAGAGAAGAAAAATTATTCGATGGTAATTTGGGTACATATAACGATGGGTTTCTTTGTGGTTGGATCGTTGGTGATGGATGGACATCAACTAGAAAAGATTACACCGAATATGGTATGATTGTTTCTGACGATGATGACGAATCCAACATTACTGAAACATTAGTAAATACAATAAAATTAAATGTCCCAAATTTTTCTGGTAATTTTAATAGAAGATTTAAAAAAACTTTTAATACCGAAGAAGAAGAAATGCAAATTATATTGGTTGAAACAAAAACTAAAGAAATTAGTATTAATAATAAATCCGTACATGATTATCTATCAAAGTTTGGTTCTTTAATAAAAAGTGAAGGATTACCAAAAAAAGTTTGGGCTGAGGGTACTGAAGAATTTAGAAAAGGTATCGTGGATGCCTTATTTAGTTCTGATGGACATATTGCAAAAACACAAAAAAGATTAACATTTACCACAAAACACAAACAATTGGCTGAAGATGTGTCAGAATTATTAGGGTTTTACGGAATTAAAACTAAAATAAAAAAATCGACACAAAGTTTGGAAGGTTATGATTTGGAATACATAAGATATGATTTGAGAATTAGTGAAACGGCATCAATAAAACAATTCAGAAATATTTTTAAATTAACAAACAAAAGAAAACAAGAGGTTTTAGATTGTTATGAATTTAGATATAATATTTTTGATGACAAACAAATTAAAGTTGAATCTGTCGAACCAACCGATTTTTACGAAGATGTTTGGGATATATCGGTATATGATGAAACACATTGTTTTCAAATATCAAAAGTTGTTACAGGTAATTGTTGTGAGATCGGTCTTCGACCATATCAATTCTGTAACTTGTGTGAGGTAAATGCGTCTGACATTGAATCTCAAGAGGACTTTGAAAAACGAGTTAAAGGGGCTGCATTTATCGGAACACTCCAAGCAGGATATACTGACTTCCACTATCTTCGTGATGTTTGGAAAAGAACAACTGAAAAAGACGCTCTTATCGGAGTTGGTATGACAGGCATCGGATCAGGTATTGTTTTAGGTTATGATATGAAAGCTGCGGCAATTGCGGTTAAAGAAGAAAATGAAAGAGTTGCAAACCTTATCGGAATTAACAAGGCGGCAAGAACAACAACAGTTAAACCATCAGGGACATCATCACTTGTATTAGGGACATCATCAGGAATTCACGCTTGGCATAATGATTATTATTTAAGACGAATTCGTGTTGGTAAAAACGAAGCAATCTATTCTTACTTGGCAATTAACCATCCTGAGTTAGTTGAAGATGAGTTCTTTAGACCTCATGACACTGCGGTAATTACAATTCCACAGAAGTCACCTGAAGGATCTATCCTTCGTCACGAGTCAGTATTCCAAATGTTGGAGCGTGTCAAAAAGGTATCACAAGAATGGATAAAATTTGGACACAGAGGAGGTCAAAATTCACATAACGTATCTGCAACAGTTTCAATCAAAGAAAATGAGTGGGATTTAGTTGGTGATTGGATGTGGAATAACAGAAAATTCTATAATGGACTTTCAGTTCTTCCCTATAATGGTGGAACATACACTCAAGCACCTTTTGAAGATTGTACAGAAGAAGATTTTGACCGTTTAATCAAAACATTATCAGATGTTGATTTAACAAAAGTAATTGAGTTACAAGATAATACAAACCTTAGTGGTGAAGCCGCTTGTGCGGGTGGCGCTTGTGAAATTGTGTAATTATGACAGTAAGTGCGTCAAACGATTGGATACAACAGTTATATGTTCAGGAGAAAACAAAAAAATCTCCTGAACCTGACTTTTATAAAGATGAAAATGATAGGTTTGTAATGACTGAATCATTCCATATAAAAAGAGGTAGTTGTTGTGGGTCCAAGTGTAAACACTGTCCTTACGAACCAAAATATCAAAAAGGAACTCAACAAATACAAAAATCACTACTCAGGTAGTGATTTTTTTTTTACTTAAAAAAAACTGAACTTATATTTATATGTGATATGGCAAATGGTATTACTTATGGAATTTCTTTTCCTTTTGTTGATTCTTTTACTGGAAGGTATTTAGATGTTACAAACTCAACCGAAGCGGAAATAAGGGCAAATTTAGTTCATTTACTTCTAACAAGAAAAGGCTCAAGATATTATTTACCAAATTTTGGTACTAGATTATATGAATATATTTTTGAACCTCTTGATGGACCAACTTTTTCCGACATAGAATCTGAAATACGAGATACGGTTCAAACTTACATGCCAAATTTACAAGTAACAAATATAACTGTGGAACCGGCTTCAGCTGGTTTAGAAAACAAAGGTTACACTGTTAATAGCTCAGGAGAAAGAGAGTTTAAAGTAACAAACATCGCTAATTTAGAACACACCGCAAGAATTAAAATCGATTATAAAATTACAGATTCTGCCTTTGAATCTCAAGATTTTGTTATCCTAAATATTTAATGATATATGGCAGAAAAAAAAAATATCATATGTAGCTAGAGACTTTCAAGGAGTTAGAACTGAACTTATAAATTTTACAAGAACATACTATCCAGATTTAGTTCAAAATTTTAACGACGCTGGTATCTTTTCAGTAATGTTGGATTTAAATGCTGCCGTTACAGATAATTTGAATTATCAGATAGACAGAAGTATTCAAGAAACCGTTTTACAATTCGCCCAACAAAAAAACTCTGTATACAATATTGCAAGAACTTACGGATTGAAAGTGCCAGGCCAAAGACCTTCAGTAGCATTAGTAGATTTTTCGATTACTGTTCCGGCTTTTGGAGATAGAGAAGATTTGAGATATTGTGGTATTCTGAGAAGAGGGTCTTTAGTTAATGGTGCGGGACAACCATTCGAAACAGTCTACGATATTGATTTTGCGTCACCAATAAATGCGGAAGGATCACCTAATAGAGTTAAAATTCCAAATTTTGACTCAAGTGGAAAATTAATTAATTATACTATTGTAAAAAGAGAAGTAGTTGTTAATGGAGTTACAAAAGTGTTTAAAAGAGTTATAACACCAAATGATGTTAAACCTTATTTAGAATTGTTTCTTCCTGAAAAAAATATTCTCAATATAACAAGTGTTTTATTAAAACCTGGCACACAATATTCAACAACACCAAGCCCACAAGATTTTTTAAGTTTGGGTCCTGAGAGATGGTTTGAAGTGGACGCTTTGGTGCAAGATAGAATTTTTGTTGAAGACCCAACTAAAGTTTCTGATCAACCAGGTATTAAAGTTGGAAGATATATAACGACATCAAATAAATTTATTTCTGAATACACACCTCAAGGTTTTTGTAAATTAACTTTTGGCGGAGGAAATATTTCTGCAGAAGAGCAACTTCGAGAATTTGCAAGAGACGGCAAAGGATTTGATTTGAGTAGATACACCAACAATTACGCCATGGGGGCGGCACTTACACCCAACACTACTCTTTTTGTTCAATATAGAATTGGAGGAGGATTGGCTAGTAATGTTGGATTAAACACCATCAATCAAATTGGGACTATTTCTTTTGCAGTAAATGGACCTTCGGATTCGGTAAATAGAAGTGTTATCAACAGTTTACAGTGTAATAATGTTACCGCAGCTATTGGTGGTGCTAATTTACCAACCACTGAAGATGTAAGAAACATGGTTTCTTTTAATTTTGCGGCGCAGAATAGGGCAGTTACAGTTAATGATTATAATTCTTTGATTAGGACTATGCCATCTCAATTTGGTGCACCGGCTAAAGTTGCAATTACCGAAGAAAACAATAAAATAAGAATCAAGATGTTGTCTTATGATACTGAAGGTAGTTTATCAAATGTGGTATCAAACACTCTTAAACAAAATATTGCTAATTATCTTTCGAATTATAGAATGATAAATGATTATATATCTGTGGAAGCAGCAGAAACAATTGATTTGGGTGTAACAGTAGATCTTGTACTTGATAACAGTCAAAACCAAGGGGCACTAATAACAAAGGCAATTCAGATTGTTTCAGAATATTTTAATCCGTTAGTAATTCAATTAGGACAGAATGTTAACATTTCTGAAATCAGAAGACTTCTTCAGTCAGAAAACGGAGTAGTAAGTGTTTCTGATATTTTATTTTTTAATCAAGTTGGAGGACAGTATTCTTCAGCACAAACTTCAATGCCGTACTCGGATCCTTTGACAAAACAAATTCAACCTACGGCCGATACTATATTTGCAACCCCTACTCAAATATACCAAATAAGATTTCCCAACAAAGATATTAATATTAGAGTTTTAAACTTAAAATCGGTTAATTTTTCTTAGTGATTTATTTTTTTACGAATCGGACTATTTTTCTATGAAAATGGGAAATAAACTATTTATGAAAAAACGATTTTTTAATGCCTAAATCATACAGAATAAGGACCGAAGTTGGTAGTGATAAGTATATCAACGTGAATTTAGAACAAGATTGGGAATCTCTTGAAGTCTTATCCTTAAAGTTATTGGCGAATGATGTATACACTAGAATGTGTGCAGATTATGGAGTTGTGGTTGGTAGAGTTTTTGTGAATAACGGATTTGGATTACCTAATGCTAAAATATCTGTTTTTATTCCGTTGGAAGATGCGGATGAATTAAATCCATCAATAACGGACATTTATCCCTACAAAACAATCACTGACACAAATGCGGAAGGATATAGATATAATTTATTACCAAAATTGCCATCTTACAGAGGACATCAATCAACAGGATCTTTTCCTAACATTTCGGATGTTTTAATGAGTGATACTTATATCGAAGTTTACGACAAATATTATAGATTTACAGTTAAAACAAATGAAAGTGGAGATTTTATGATTTTTGGAGTTCCGATAGGAGTACAAAAAATAGTAATGGATATCGACCTTTCTGATATAGGATGTTTTTCATTACATCCTCAAGACTTAGTCCAACAAGGTTTGGCAACTGAGTCTCAAGTTGACGGGGCAAAATACAAAACATCAACTAATTTAAGAGAATTACCGCAAATAAAAAATTTAATTTTTGACGTTGATGTTGTGCCATTTTGGGGAGACCAAGATTTATGTCAAGTTGCAATCACCAGGGCAGATTTCGATTTAACAAAATTGGCTAATATTAATATCCAACCCACAGCGATTTTTATGGGGTCAATCGTTTCCACAACAGATGACGACGCTTTGAAGGTGAGTTGTAAACCAAAAAATAATACTGGAAATTTATGTGAGTTAGTCTCAGGACCAGGTATAATTCAATCAATTAGACAGACCATTGATTCTGATGACCAAGGATTACCAATTTTAGAACAATACCAAATTGGAGAGGGTGGTGAAGTAATTGATAGTGACGGAACTTTTTTAGTCAATATCCCAATGAACTTGGATTATGTATTCACCAACGAATTTGGTCAACAAATAATATCTAACGACCCAAGTAAAGGAATACCTACAAAAGGAAAGTACCGATTTAGATTTAGGTGGCAAAACCAACAAGGTCTTCAAGGTAGTTTTTTAAGGGCAAATTTTTTAGTTCCGAATATAAAGGAATACGGATGGTCAAACTACACACAAGACCCATTCACAAATAGCTCAACCTCAACATATTCATATACACTACCTATAGGAGTTGTAACGGGGGCA